GCGGGCTGTTCCTGACCGCCGGGGCCGACGTCCAAAAGGACCGGATCGAGGTCGATGTCTGGGCCTGGGGCCGCGGGCTGGAAAGCTGGCTCGTCGATCACGTCGTGATCGAGGGCGGGCCGGATCGGCACGACGCCTGGTCGGAGCTGACCGCGCTGCTGGACAGGTCCTGGCCCCACGAACGCGGTGCGCATCTCAGGATCGCGCGGCTCGCCATCGACACCGGCTACGAGGCCCCGGCGGTCTATTCCTGGTCGCGGGCGCAGGGGTTTGGGCAGGTGTCGCCCGTGAAGGGCGTCGAGGGGTTCAACCGCTCGAGCCCGGTGTCGGGGCCGACCTTCGTCGACGCGACCGAGGGCGGCAAGCGCCTGCGGCGCGGCGCGCGGCTCTGGACCGTGGCGGTCTCGACCTTCAAGGCCGAGACCTACCGCTTCCTGCGGCTGGAACGGCCGACCGAAGAGGACATGGCCGAAGGGGCGGCGTTCCCGCCCGGCTCGGTGCATCTGCCGCATTGGGTCGAGAACGAATGGCTGAAGCAGTTCGTGGCCGAGCAGCTGGTGACGGTGCGCACGAAGCGCGGCTTCGCCCGGCTGGAATGGCAGAAGCTGCGCGAGCGCAACGAGGCGCTGGATTGCCGCGTCTATGCCCGCGCCGCCGCCTGGATCGCGGGCGCGGACCGCTGGTCTGAGGCGAAATGGCGCGACCTCGAGGATCAGCTCGGGGCCGCCCCCACCGACACCGATCCCGCCGGGCAGATCAACCGGCCGGGACAGGCCCCGCAGGGCAAGCGCCGCTCCGACTGGCTCGGGCGGCGCGGAGGATGGTTCTGAGTGAGGACCGGTCCGCGCAGCGGATGCGAGGCTCCAGTGGAGCGTCGCAAGGGAACGAACGCACTGAGCGGGAGCGAAGGGCATGGACTGGACGGAAACCGAGCTCTCGGCGCTGCGCCGGGCCTATGCCAGCGGCACGACCCGGGTCAGCTATGACGGCAAATCGGTGGATTACGGCTCGGCCGAGGATCTGCTCGTCCGCATCCGGACCATCGAACGCGCCATCGCGGGGACCACGCGACCGCTGCCTGTGGCCGGACTGGCAGGCTTCTCCCGCGGGGATCGCTGATGTCAGCGACCTGGTTCGATCACGCAATCGCCACGGTGGCGCCGCGCATGGCAGCCCGCCGCGTGATGGCGCGGCAGGCCTTCGAGACCCTGACGCGGGGCTACGACGGCGCCGCGCGCGGACGGCGGACCGAGGGCTGGCGTGCGCCGGGATCCTCGGCCGACACCGAGATCGGCGTGGCCGGGGCGCTCTTGCGCGACCGGATGCGCGATCTGGTGCGCAACAACCCGCATGCGGCCAAGGCCGTGGCGGTGCTGGTGAACAACATCATCGGCGCGGGGATCATGCCGCGCGCCGCCAGCGGCGACGACACGCTCGACCGGAAGGTCGACGCGCTCTTCGATCGCTGGACGGCGGAGTGCGACGCCGATGGACAGCTCGATTTCTACGGCCTGCAGACGCTGATCTGCCGCGAGATGGTAGAGGCGGGCGAGGTGCTGGTGCGCCGCCGTCTGCGCCGCGCAAGCGACGGTCTGCCGGTTCCGCTGCAGCTGCAGGTGCTGGAGGCCGACTTCCTCGACGCCACCAAGTCCGGCGCCCTCGGCGCGGGCCGCCTTGTGCAAGGGATCGAGTTCGACCCCGTCGGCAAGCGCCGGGCCTACTGGCTCCACGCCGAACATCCGGGCGACGCCTATGGGGCCTTGCAGAACGGTCTGCAGAGCCGCCCGGTCCCGGCGACCGAGATCGCCCATGTCTACGAGAAGCAGCGCACGCAGGCGCGCGGCGTTCCCTGGGGCGCGCCGGTGATCCGCAGCTTGCGCGATCTCGACGACTACGAGGTGGCCGAACTGGTCCGCAAGAAGACCGAGGCCTGCGTCACCGCCATCGTCTTCGGTGACGACGAGGCGCAGCAGGGCATCGCGCCCTCCGTGGTCGACGCGGATGGAAACCGCGTCGAGCAGTTCGAGCCGGGGCTGATCGCCTATGCGCGCGGCGGCAAGGACATCCGCTTCAACCAGCCCTCCGCCACCGGCGGCTACGGCGAATACAAGCGGGCCAGCCTGCACACGATCTCGGCCGGGTTCCGGGTGCCCTACGAGCTGCTGACCGGCGATCTCAGCCAGGTGAACTATTCCTCGATCCGGGCCGGGCTCGTGGAGTTCCGCCGCCAGATCGACGCCGTCCAATGGCAGCTCTTCATCCCGATGTTCTGCGCGCCGGTCTGGCGATGGTTCACGGAGGCCGCCTGGGCCGCGGGGCAGATCCCGTCGCCGACGGTGCCGGTCGAATGGTCGCCGCCGAAGTTCGAGGCCGTCGATCCGCAGAAGGACGCGATGGCGAACCTGCTGTCGATCCGTTCGGGCACCATGACGCTGGCCGAGGTGATCGCGAAACAGGGCCGCAATCCCGACGCCGTGCTGGCCGAGATCGCCGCGACCAACGCCAAGCTCGACGCGCTGGGGCTAGTGCTCGACAGCGACCCGCGCCGTGTCACGAAAACCGGCAGCGCGCAGACCACCGATCCGGGGAGCGATCCCGCCGCCGACGACCCGGTCGCTGACGCGGATGAAACCGACCCGGCGCAGGCCGACCCCGACCGACAGGACTGACCAACATGGACACGATGATCGAACTGCCGGCCATGCGCCGGTCGGCGGAGCTTGCGCCCAACACGGCCGATGCCGACAGCCGCACCGTCGAGGTGGTCTGGTCGGCCGGGGCGCGCGTCCGGCGCGCGACTTTCTTCGGCGAGCCATACGACGAGGAACTGAGCCTCGATCCAGCCCATGTTCGGCTCGACCGGCTGAACGCGGGCGCGCCGTTCCTGAAGGTGCACGAGCTCGACACGCTCGACGCGGTGATCGGCTCGGTCGTGCCGGGCTCGGCCCGGATCGAGAACGGCCGGGGCATCGCGCTGGTCCGGATCAGCGAGCGCGCCGACGTCGAGCCGATCTGGCGCGACATCCAGGCCGGGCACATCCGCGCGGTCTCCATTGGCTATCAGGTCCACCGCTTCGAGGTCTCGAAGCCCGAGGCCGCCCGCGAGCTCTGGCGCGCGGTCGACTGGACGCCGTTCGAGGTCTCCGCCGTCGCGGTCGGTGCCGATCCCGCCGCCGGTTTCCGCGCCCAGCATCCCCTTCACGACTGCGTCCTCCATCGCCGGGACGCCCCTTCCAGCCCGAAAGGACCCATCCCGATGACGGACAAGACCCATACCCCGGCGAGCGACGCCGCACCCACCACCACCCAGCCGACCGAGCCGGTCGCAACCGAGGACACCGCCATGACCGAGCCGAAAGCCGCTGCGCCCGACCCGAAGGTCGCCGCCAGCGAACCGAAGGTCCACGCAAGTGAGACGCGCAGCCAGCCGAAGACGCAGGCAACGCCTGCGCCCGACACCGAAGCGGTCGCGACGCGCGCTCGCGAGGCCGAGCGCGACCGCGTCTCGACCATCTACGATCTGGCGGGCCGCCTGAACCTCGAGCGCGGCTTCGCCGAGGATCTGGTCAAGCGCGGCGTCAGCGTCGACGACTCCCGCCGCCTGATCCTCGACCAGGTCGCGGCGAAGTCAGACGAGACCCGGACCTTCCCGCATGTCTCGGTCCCCCTCGGTGGCCGTGACGAGCGCATCACCCGCCGCGACGCCGTGGCAAATGCACTGCTGCACCGCTACAGCCCGACGCTGTTCCAGCTGGAGGACGCCGCCCGGCAGTATCGCGGCATGACGCTGCTGGAACTCGCCCGCGAGAGCCTCGGCAATGCCGGGGTGAACACGCGCGGCCTGTCGCGCGACGAGGTGGCGACGCGGGCCCTGCACTCGACCTCCGACTTCCCCGAGATCCTGTCGGCGGTCACCAACAAGACCCTGCGGCAGGCCTACGAGGCCTATCCCCGGACGTTCATGCTGTTCTGCCGCCAGGTGCTGGCCACCGACTTCAAGGCCATGCATCGGGTCCAGCTCGGCGAAGCGCCGCAGCTG